CAGTAGTGCCGTGCTTTGGTTCAATGTCAACGGTATCTTCGGCTAAGTAGCTGTCAGCGTTAACGCTTGGTGAGTAGTTATTCATGATTAACTTTCTTTGTCTTGAGTCTTTCGACTACTTTTTGTATTGAGGCATTTTGCCTACTAGTTTATTATAGTGCATCTTTCCAGCGTTGCACAAGTGTTTCTGTTAAATCGTGCAAATCTTTCCATTCTACACGGGCGGTACCAAGAAGTCCACGTTTTGCAAACTCCTCAATAGTAATCTCGATTAGTTTTTTAGTATAAACGCGATTCCCATTTACCTTTTTACCATTAAGTGACTTAGAACGCAAGCGATATGGAGCAATTGGTATGTAACCTTTTTTCTCCCACAAACGGATAGTAACTACCTGCTTGTCTAACGCTAACGCTAATGCCTTAATTGTAAAAACCTCTGTTTCAACTCCCTTTAGAGTCTTAATGATTGGGTTATTATCCCAACCATTAGACTCACCGGAAGCTACTTTACGACGTTTGTCTGCTACTGGAGTAGAGTCACGGCGTTTGTTCTTAGAGCCAGGTGCGCGGTCAAGACCCTCAAATGCTTTGAGGATTTCTGCATCACTACGCATTCCTGCCATAATTACTTCTTTTTAGTTAGTAGTGCCCATGCCACAGTGACAGGGAACATTTCATCTAGTTGCTCTTCAGTAATCTTATCTTGGTAATAAGCAGCCATTAAAGCGTCTTCATTAATAACGCGCTTCATTTCATACACGTCATCAGAAAGACCGGCAGCTTCGATAATCTCTTCTGCACGGAACTCATTTAATTTACGAGTAGAACGACGCTGCTTCTCAAGACGGACTACACCATCAATTGGATTTTCAAGGTCATACTGAAGATTTCCCTTTTCATCTGCAAGGCCTTCATCATCTAGAACTGAAAATAGTTTTTCACGAAGTTCTTTAGCACGAGCCTCAAAGATTTCCATTGAGCTTTTGATTTTTATGTATTCACGAACCTGAGAGTTAAAATCGTCAGGATTAACTACGCGACCCTCTTCGGGAATTAGATTTGCCATTATTGCCTCCTATAGTAATTTGTCTGTTAAGAAGTTTATCAGACTTCCAACAGTTAAGTCAACTCCACCTTTAGAGTTGATGTTAGCTCCATCCAGGATTGCTCCTGCAACGTTGCCCTTCTGCTTGAGCATATCATACTGACGTTGCTCAATTGAACCAGTAACTAGTATATCTTGAATTGTGATTGTTGTCCAATCGCTGGACGTACGATTTATCCTACCATTACGTTGGACAGAAAGTCCAGCAGACCATGGCTGGTCGTAGTTTACTAAGAGATTAGCTTGAGGTAAATCCACGCCATAGCCACCAGCGTCAGAACTAACCAGAACGCGGATGTCATCTCTTGTCTGAAAATTGACTTTGGCTTCTTCTTTTTGTTTAGCATTCATTTCTCCTGTATATGCTACTGCTTTAATATTGTTCTTTTCAAGCTCTTTAACTATAGAGTCTACAGAGTCTAGATAAGAAGAGAATACTACAGCTTTGTACGTATCAGCAATATTTAAATGTTCCTTAAGATAAGTAACAGTATAATCTAACTTATTATTCCTGGTCAAGCCAGTTAATAATTCTCCTAAAGAATGTATGTACATGCTACCACCAGTTTGTTTCTCAAAGTTAGCCGCACTCTTTATTAATGAGCTAGGACTAGAACACAGCATTCTTAGGGCTGTAATTCTAGACATAATTTGTCCCCGTAGCTCGTTAGCTGGGTCACCTGCATCAAAAGATTGGCCGTAGTGAGCAGCTAAGTTAAAGTTAGTTCCAAACATCTCTCTAGCATCCATTAGTAATGAATACAAGTCCTCTGATATATGCCTGTATACTTTAGACGCTTGGCTGTCTAGATTAACTAAAAGCGGTTCTCGGTACACTGCATCAGGCAAATATGGCTTAACATCGTCGTCTTTTTGAGATTTACGTACAGAGTGTTTAGTTAATAGGTCATGTAATGTCTGTAAGTTTCGGTATCGCTGAACTCCACCAAAGTGATTTCTTACAATAAAGGTTCGGTCAAATAAATCAAATCGTCCTAGAACCTTAGGGTCTACAAACTGCATGATGGAGTATATTTCCTCAGGCCTACCGTTTTCAATAGGGGTACCTGTTAAAGCAAATCTTACCGGGATGTTTTTAGATAAATCCTTAACTTTCTTAGCTCGTTTGGCTCTGAATCCTTTAATAGCGGTTGCTTCATCGCAGACTACAGCATCAAAATCAAAGGTCTTAAGAACGTCCCAATCATTAACCACCTGTTCGTAATTCATAATAATATAATTATGGTTACTAACCTCTGCGTATTGTTTAAACCTCTGAGATGGTGTGCCATCAATAACAATAGATGTGGAGTCACTAAACTTAGTGATTTCTTTTTGCCATTGATATTTTAAACTGGCAAGACACAGTACCAAAGTTAGTTTGGGATTAAGGGCTTCAATAGCCGCTATAGTCATAGGGGTTTTACCTAGACCCATTTCATAAGCGACAAGTATTCGCTTTTGGGAAACCATTTTTCTAACGGCTTCAGTTTGATACGGTTTCAGTGTCCCTTTGAACATATGCAGATTCTCCAAGTATTGACGATTTAGCGGCTGCTATTCCCCAAATAATCTCTTCATCTGATAGTTCACCTGGGTCTTTTGCTCCACTATAAGGATAGCTGAAAAAGAACAGATTTAAACCGTATTTGCGGGCCATCTTACGTAGCTCCTCAGATGCTTTATAGCCTGCAGGGTCATTATCAAAGGCAGCAATAATTTTATCTGAACGCCTAAGGAGCTTTACTTGCTCTTCCGAAATTGACGACCCACAAATTGCCACCGCTCCAGTAACTCCAGCACTAGCCATACGAGCAGTATCAAGGGGAGACTCCACAACAATAACAATGTCTTCATTTTGATTCTCGATTCCAAATAATGTTTTTGATTTTTGTAGTCCACCGGGACGGTTAAAGAATGTGCGGTGCACAGTTCCTTTTTCTTGCCATCCCATAAGCCTATTATTTTCTGGTTCACGTAATGGCAGAATCCAAGTAGCTTTGTTCTTGTCCCATAGAATCCCATACTGCTCTGCAACATCGGCAGTAATATTACGTTTAGCTAACTCCTCGGCTGGAGGAGAAACAAATACAGCAAGACGCGCCTCTGACATCTCTAGAGGTTTAGGCATAGCCTCAATACGATTAGGTAATGACTGAACCATCTCAAGTAGCTTTTCAATAGGAATCTCAGAAACCTGAGATAACCACAGACGAGCAGCTACATAATCATAAGCATAATCCTTACCCCAGACATCGCTGTAAAACTCATTAACGTCACAGACTAACTGGACTAGGTTTCCTTTGTACCCACATGAGAAACATAGGTGCATACCTGTCTCTAAATTAATCCACCAAGATGGAGAGTTGTCTACACGACCAGTACGTGCATGGTGCATAGGGCACAACGCATTTGACTCAATGCCACGCTCGTCATGCTCGATACCAAGTGCATCAAGAACTAAAGGAATATCAACAAGCATTGTTATTTACCTGACCAAGGAGTACAAAACTTACAGGAACCAGCTGCACTCTCGTCATGGAAACAACCTGTGTCCCACTTCCAAGTAATAGATGTTTCCGATGGAGGACAGTTACGGGCTTGTACAACCTTCAAGATACGAATCTCGTCATCTTCTGCAATAGGTTCCAAACCAAGAATCACATCTGAATCCTGAAAGAATGAAGAAGAGTAGCCAATAGAATCCGCAGACACCTTGCCACCTTTCATCTTCCACAACAATGTTTGTGTTGTAACGATAACTGGAATGTCTAGCTTTTGAGCCACACGCTTCAACGCACGAGTAATATTAGTTAACGCCTGTGGTGTATTGGCATCGCCTGTCACCTGGTCCATCATCAAATAGACACCATCCACAAAAAGTACGTCGGGCTTGAGCTGCTCTGCTTTAGCGACAAGTGAGTCTACTGTCAAACCGTTTACAGCGTCTACTAGGTGGAAAGGATGCTCAGTCTTCATGTCGTCATAAAGCTTCAATAGACGGTCTTCTTCAGTTGAGTTCAACTTACCACGACGTAGACGACCATTAGAAACGTGTGCACGCATCGAGTCATGACGTTGAGACTGCTCATGGTTATTCATCTCAAAAGACTGGAACATGGGCACCAGGCCCGCTTTGTGGACGTTTATGGCCATCTGTAGGGCTATCTGAGACTTACCAGTTTTTGGTGGAGCAATAACTGTAATCAACTGCCCACCCTGCAAGCCTGCAGTTGCTTCGTCAATCTTTAAGAAACCAGTAGGGACACCAAGCATCTTGGCATTAACTAGGTCTTCATATTCGTTCCAACGACGGTCAGGGTCTTTGCTCAAGTCAACGTGAGTCGTACCAATAATGCCCTGCTCATTAACTAACGCAATAGCTTTAGACATCTCTGTCAAAGCGGACTCGTGGTCATTGCTGTTAAGAGCTAGGACTACATCTTCAACGCTATTACGAGTTAAAGTACGACGACGGAACTCAACCATCTTGTCAATCAAATAGTCAAGCGTATCTTCTACGGTTAAGGTTTTGAAGTTTGGGAAGTTGTCATTCACAGCTACGGCTGTAGGAACCTCACGATAATTGGTGTAGTGTTCACGAACAAACTTCCACACACGACGTAAGTCGTCGTCTACAATCCAGTCATCTTTGATGCCACGTTCAAGTACTGGAATAATGTTGCGGTCAATAATGACCTTACTAACTAAACGGTATTCGTTATCTGCTGCCATTTCATTCTCCTATAAGTTTTGTAATTCTATGCCCCATGAGCCGTATCTTGCAACACGACTCTGTAAATCTACCACACCTTTTAAGTTATTGCGGTACGGTAATTCAGAAATAAAGTCATCAATATCGATATATAACTCAGCATAATTAAACGGGTTTCCTCCCCGCCTGTCAAGTTTATCCATAACTGCGTCTAGATGCTCTTGTGTCCAGTTATCTGTTTCAAAACCAGCTAGCTCTACTGAAAGCCCGTATTTGTTAGCCAATATCCATAGCTGGGATAATGCTTGATTATTTAACTTTGTGACTTTGCGCTCAATCGAAGATTTAAGAAACTTACGAGTCTCCTCAATCTCCGATTCAGCCACAACGTCAATTACTACGATTATACGTGGCGGAGTTTCATTAGAAATGTCTCCGCCCCTCATTAGTAAATCACTTCTATTTTTGCATTATGGATAATAAAGTTACGAAAAGATTCAGCATCTTCCATAGCATCCATTACCTCTGAATCATCCATTTTATTTGAAATTTGAACTGCATAGTGCCCGCCATTCTTTTTCATTGAGTCTTTTACAAACTTAGTGTGTTTGCAAAACTTACTACCTGAAAAAGTACGGCAGTTGCAACGGACATTATCCGCTGATTCCTGGCTAATTTGAACCTCATAGATATTGTAGTTAGTTGGTTCTAGAAATATTTGTACTGTACGCCATTTGTCTTTCATTTATTTTCCTTTGTTCTTACGTAGGTCCTGGCCATCAATCCGAACACGAGTAATCGCTTCGTGAGCAAACCTGCCCATTGCTGCCCCATACTGCGCTGTCCAATCCTCACGCTTTACATTCGTGGTGATAATTGTTGGTAGAGCTTTATCATAGCGGGAACGGAGAACCTCGTCAAATGAACTGTCGTTATAA